TAAGACCTGACTTGTATATCCCCGGCGCGGGTGTGGTGATTGATTTAAAAAGCACACAGGATGCATCCAATCGTGGATTCACCAAGAGTGTGCGTCAGTTTGGGTACTTATTTCAGGCATGTTGGTATATGCACGCATTACGATTACTCGGAGAGAAACCCAAGCAGTTTGTATTCATAGCGGTGGAGAAGACAGCACCCTACGCCACTGCCGCCTACACCATTAAAGAGAGCGATGTAAACAAGCAATTCTCCAACATGGAAAGAGCGTGCCAATTGTGGGCCTCCTGCCAATCAAGTGGCATATGGCCAGGGTATAGTGACATGGTGGAAACCTTGGATCTTGGTTCGCAGATTACGAATAACCGTCTAAACATTTCGCAATTGGCGGACAAGTTTGGGGTTAGTCGTACCTATGTTTACCGGATTATTGAAGACCATGAGCTACACAGCGTCACCGTGGGCAATAGGCGGACGATTGATATTACCGATTTTGCCAATGCGGTGAGACGCGACTCGGAAGGGAAGGCAGCATGAACTACCTGGACAACACAAAACAGGCACTAGCTATGGCGAGTGATAAATTATCCAAGGCTGATCTATTCGGTGCGGTATCGGTGATGCACGCGGCACTTGAGCAAGTGGTCGCCCATTTGCGAAAAGAGGATCTTAATAATGTGAGCGATCCTGATCTTATTCTGCACTTCGAGGAAGATTGCGGAGACGAGGAGGAGGAAGCATGAGGCTTACGATTGGCATAGATCCCGGCAAGAGTGGTGGATACGCCATTGCATGGGGAGGACAGTATAAGATTGCTCTGCATACCCTTGATGAAGACTTCGAGTTTGTTGAGCATTTGCAGGATCTGAAAGATCATCCTGATGTGACAAGCATTGAGGCTGTGGTTGAGCATGTTCCTCCCTTTGCCGGGAAGATGATTCCATCGAGTACTTCTTTTAAGCTTGGTAAATCATGCGGATTCTTGGAAGGCGTACTCAGAGCATTGGAAATCCCATTCGTCCTGGTGCGTCCACAAGAGTGGCAAAAGGGACTGAGTGGGCTAAGTGGGCTAACCTCAAACAAGCGTAAGAAAGCGCTTATGAATCACGCAAAGCAGTTCTTTCCCTCAACCAAGGGACTCACATTAAAAACAGCAGATGCCATTCTAATTCTGAGGCATCATTTAAATAACAAATAAATAAGGAAAATACTATGATAACAGAACTTAAATTAACTAATGAAGAATTAATCTCACAGTTTAGAGAAGCAATAACCACAGGCATCAATGGCTTTGTCAGAGCAGGAGAATTGTATGTGAAAGCAATTGACCAAGACCCAAAGAATGCGGAGAGAATGCAACTTGAGTTTGCTGATATTGTGCCATCAAAAGCATGGAAACAATTTGAGGCCATTGGTAGAAAGTGGATACATCCGAAGTTAATTCTTGGAGGCATGTCAGATGCAAAGAAGACAAACATTGTAAAGCGATTACCCTACAGTTTACAGAACCGTGTGTTTGAGGGGGAGAAGTTTGAACTTCTCATATCAGGTGGTGATGTATTGGAAGTTAGTGCATTGGATGCAAGTACCGAGCAAGTTACGCAACTATTCGGGGATGGAAACCTTCGCACTCTGCGTGAGCAAAAAGCATATATCGAGGACAGTAAGTTACAGGATGATCTTAAACCGCAGGAGTTACCTTACTATGTTTCCAAAGGTAAGATTATATTCCGCAAGAATACTGAACTTACAAGGGCAGAGATGAAGCATTTACTTGCACAACTGTGAGATCAGCAAAGAACAGAGATAAATGCAGGCGTAAAAAAGAGCGGGATAGAAGACATCGAAAGTTTTATGGATTTGTATATCGACTGCATAATGAAGACCTCAAGGATAATGAAAAAATTCCTTTAAAGTCACAACTAGAAGTTAATTCATGGACGCTTGAAAACTGTTATCACCCTTTGAGGTATATTTCTCAGGAAGAAATAAATGCACATTACAACAATCCGGAAACATGGGAATCAAAAGATTTCAGAAATCCTTGTATTCAGGCTTATGTCAAATGCCCTTTTGCAAATCCGTATAGAGGGCGCAGGAATTGGTTTTGGATTATAGATCGACCTGGTTACTACCGAGTGTACGCAGAGCCATTACGCGATAGTAGCGGTAAAGTATTTATGCTCAAATACAAGATGAACCATTACAATGGTATGCCATCATTTAATTATAGTAACGATAGATGTCATAATAATTATGTCTCAAGAGCTTACCATAAAGTTCTTAAGCACTACAGGGATATTCGAAAACAAATACTTAAAGATAAACAGGTTGTAGAAATGAGGAAAGTAGAGACATACAACAGACTTAAATACAAGCAGATACTTAAAAGGGACCTAGAACGCATGGATTCTCGAAAAAGAAGTAAAAGAGTAAGTGGTGTAATGATAACAGAGCAGACCAAGTCTTTCTTTCAAGCGTTAGCAATGGGTTCTGCAATTAAGGAGAAAGTAGCATAATGAACTACATAAAAAGCATGGTCAAACTATTCACCCAAGGCATGTTATTTGCCATATGTGGGGTCGTATTTTTCACAATTATCTTAGGTGCTATTTGCACATTATTAGGACTAAAATGACAGACGAAATACAGAAAAAGACAGAACTGCGCATCAAGGTTCCTCAGTGGATTAGTGATCTTTTAAAAGAGCATTGTGATCTTTATGGAGTGACCGCAGTTTCCACCATTACTCCACTCCTGGTGGAGTATCTGCGGCATCCCTCGCGCGTGCGCGACAATTGTTCCAATTGTTTTAATATTAATAATAGCGAAAAATCCGCGATTAGTGGAAAGAAGAAAACAAAAACGAGGGCATCCAAGATACCCTCTAATTTTGATCCTCCCAAAGAGATTGCATTGAAGGAAGGACTCAATCACTCGGAAGCGGTTTCCATCTTCGTGGATTGGGCGAAGGGCAAGGGACATGTCCAAGCAGATTGGATTGCCACATATCGCAATGCATGCAGGAGATGGATCAAGGATAAGATGCCCCAGGCAAATAACGATCCAATCCTCAAGGAGGTCACAATTCCTGAGTACGAGGACGAGGAAGAGTTTTGATGGATTTCTCGGTATCAGAGCAAGCGGTCCTAGCCGCATGTCTTAGGGATGACACAAATCTCTCCACCGCCACAGCGGTTGAGCGTTTAACGGAGGATGACTTCACCTCGCCCGCGCACCAAGCGATATTCCGTTTGATCGCACAGCGATCCGAGTTGAATGAGATTGATGTGGCGATTGAGCTACCTGAGTATTCCTCAGAAGCTCTTGAACTTGCGGAGAAGTATGGCGGTGGACAGGTGGAGAGATATGTGGATCAATTGGTGGAGTCGAGGAACAGACGCGAAGTGGAACGGGCACTGATTGTATCCACGGATATGCTCAAGGAGGGTAAACAATCAGATGAGATTGCCTCCGAGTTTAATCTCAGGGCAGCCAAAGCATTAGCATCAGGGAAGGGACAGGTAAAAGTGGGACCCGCCACCAAAGAAGCACATTCTGAGTTTCTTTCGATAGATGCAGGAGAATCATCCGCAGTAAGCACAGGATTCAAACGATTGGATTTTTGTCTAAGCGGAGGATTCCAACCGGGAAAGCTTTATGTCCTAGCCGCAAGGCCTGGGGTAGGGAAGTCAGGACTCGCATTGCATTTCTCTCATGAGATTGCCAAGCGGGGATACCGTGCAAGCTACGCATCCCTGGAGATGAGTGCTTCGGAATGCTCCGGGCGGTTACTCTCCCGCGAGAGCGGGGTTGCCCGCCCACGCATGAAAGGGGATCTTCTCCCCGCTCATCGTAAGAAGCTAGAGGATGCCACAAAGAGGATGCAGGGATGGCCCATCACCTTCAAGGATGACAACAAGGCCACGCTTGATTCCATCCGCGCCTTTCTCGCCCAGGAACGAGTGAAAGGAGATGTGGGGTTGGCGGTGATTGATTATTTGCAATTAGTCTCCGCTCCAGGATACGAATCCCGTGTGCAGGAGATCACCGCCATTTCTCGCAGTCTCAAACAGATCAGTATGGAGCTACAGATTCCGGTCCTCGCCCTTTCTCAATTATCAAGACAGTGCGAGATCAATAACAGAAAGCCCATGCTCTCCGATCTGAGAGACTCCGGGAGTATCGAACAGGATGCAGATTGCGTGTTTCTCCTATCAGTTGAGGACAAGGTGGATGAAACCAAGGATCGCATCAATTGCCATATCGCCAAGAATCGTGGTGGAGAGACTGATCTTATGGTCACGCTTGGTTTTGAGAAGAGTACAGGCAATTGGAGTACAAGCTTAGGTGAAAAGAAAGAAACAAAACCTTGGTAGACTACAGATGGATACTAAAAAGCACGATAGAGGCTCAGGAAGGCATCAAATCGTGCTTTTTGGGGGTAGGGTCTGATAGATTAGACAGATTTTTACATCAAAACGCTTTTAGGTACCTTCCTGCCGATTTCTCTTATTTCACCATTCAACCGCCCTGGGCGCGTACCTCATCACCAAAAAGATGATGAGGCCCAACGCCAGGCGTGCAATTGTGTCGGACTCGTTTTTACTGCTCATTACTGAGTTGTTTAATTTTCTCCTTAACCATCGAGTCGAGTGCCTCCATAGATTTCTCAGGTCCTGCGCATTTAAACCAAAAGTCTAGGCACATGTCCATGAATAGCACGCCAAGGGCGGCTTCTAACTCCGCGTTTCTCTCCACCCAATCGACTAACTCCAGGGCGGCTTTGTTGTATTTCTCCTCGCTCATCCCTCACCCCCCTCTACTTTGGCGAGGACCTCGCGTAGTTTGTCGCGCTCCAAATCTGCGCCACTATCCCCGCTATTGATCAAGAAGGTTAGACATTTCTCGAATAGCTTGCATTGCTCCAATAGCTCCGGAGCCGCCGCGATCAATCGCGCGTTGGCGTGCGCTTCTTTCCATCCGTCCGTTGTGCGTGCAATGACGCTATCTTTTGTGCCTACCTCGAAACGCAACCCCGTGCTTTCTCCTGGAGTGCAATCCTCGATTTGCCAAGGTCCTGGCGTGTGTGTGGCGTGTTTCTCTTTTGTCGTTTCCATTATGCGTCCCCCTTTTCTGCAAGTGCTAAAAATTTGAGCGTTTCTCGTTTCTCTTTGAGCATAAAGTCAACGCGCTCCTGGTCATCATGGAACCGTGCTTCTCGGATCTCTTCGTTTATGTCTTCAAGCGTGCTTTCCGCTTGGCGTATTTCATCAATAGTAATCATAGTATTTCTTTCTGTTTTGTGGTTTAATTGAAGTTAAAATGTAATTGCACTTTCTCGCGCTCCGTGAGCCTCACATGTGCTCGGTTCTCCTTACGCTTAGCGCGGATCGTTTCACGATCGCCCGCCTTGCGCTCCCGTGCTTCCCGTTCCTTGCGTGCTTTCTCGCCTAACTCGATCAATTGACTGACCGCCTGAGCGAATAAATCATTGGCGTGCTTCATTGATCCCCGCCTTTCTCGTATTGGATAAGATCCCAGGCAATGACCGCGAAAACCGGAACCCAGGGAAAAAATAGTATTAGCTCAAATAGTGTATTCATGTGTATAAATGTGTAGTATGTTTAAGTAAATAAAAGCGCGTTTCTCGTTTGGATTAGAAGCGCGTCTAGTCGAGCGCTTTCTCTAGATCAATTATGATAATATTTAGGTCTTGTTTTATCTCGGCCATTGTATCCCAGGAAAAGCCTTTTTCTTCCATTTCTCTTATCATAGATTGCAAGCTTATCAGCTGACCAAGTAAAGCGCGTGTTTGTTCCTTATTCATGCGTTTTCTCTTATCCTTTCTAGCTGTGTATTCCAATACCAATTACAACGCCGCGCAACCTATCGGAACCGCACGCATGCTGTTTGCGTGCAATACAATTGCCGCATGCGCCAGGACAAGCAAAAACCTTTTTATGGCCCGCTTTTCTCAATTGGCTTGCAACCTCTTTCCGGTATTCTTTGGAACCGTCGTTTCCTTTGTCCTGGTATGCCTTGCTAGTAATCCATTTGCGCGCAACGGGAACCGCTACAAATTCGCCGCGCGTGCAATCCAATTGCAATACCTTATCTTTGACGGTGGAACCGTACCGGGACCCGCTCGAGACATTAAGCAAATAGTTTGCCGGGAAAGAATATTCTTGCTTGTCCAAAGTCAAAAACAATTCCCATGATTTAGAATAACCGTATACTTTCAAATCATCCCGCGCTTTGCATTGGTCTAACCAAAAGCGCAATATAGCCAGGTTTGCAAAGTCCCCGTCGACATATAGCCGCACGGTCCGGCCTTCCGGTATATCTGCAAATTTACTCGCAACAATGGCCCGGCCCGCTTTGGACCGTAACAAGATAGAATTTTGCAATTGACGGAAAAACGCCGCCGGATAGCGCCATCCCGTAAACGAATAGCACCACCCTTTCCCAAAGTTTTCCGGCGTAAAATCATTGTCCCCGTACAAACAAGCGCCCGCACCCGGGCAATCGAAACCGGGCAAACTCGAAAACGCATAAAAAGGCAATTTCATATTTCCCGCGCTTGCAAATACGGAAAAATACAACGGCCCGTTTTGATCTTCGAACCAAGATAAAAAGCGCGTTGCAAAATACTTTGTAGTATTTGCCGCGTGCGGGTTGCCAGGAATAGCCGCAACTAGTTTTGACAGCAAGGGTAAATCATTGGCAAGCGCGGCCCGCGCTAAATCAATTTTACCCGGCGTTGATAATTTAGGAATTGAAACGGTTTTCATATTATTACCTTTCAATGAAAAAGACTTCATATCCGTTTTGCTTCCAAAATGAATACTTTTCGAGTTTTGCGTTTAATTCTTCTTTTGTGAACGCAAAACTCAATTGAAAAGCCGAGCCGTATTTATTCCTCTTATAAATGTAATATGTCATAGTATTTTCTTTCTTTCTATGTCCGCTTAATTGCGAACATGCATTCCTCTGTAAACTACACATGCATACAAACGCAAGCACAAAAAACAAAAAAGTGTATTCATGCCTTTAATACTATAGAAACGCGCTTCCCTAATACGCGGATCAACGGATCGTTTCACGATCATATGATCAGCGCCAAGAGCTACCACATGAGCAATGGATTGACGCGGATCAAGGGGAAAAGCGATTGACGCAAGTCAACAGAAGGTAATGCAAATGAGACGCAAAGGTAATGCAAATGTGATGCATTTCTTCCCCCTTCAATAAATTTGCTATACATGTATAAAGCAGATTGTAAAGCAACGCACAAAAGGTAGATATAACGCGATTATCCGAGCCATGAATCCTCAGGAATCCCCTTAAATACTAGGATCTCTTGTGTTAAACCTGGCGTGCAATTGCGTAAAGTGCTGATATCCAACGCTAAAGCATAGCATGTGACTTGGAATCACATGCTTTCGAGCTAACGCGCGTTAACGCCAGGCGTTACGCTATGCGTTACGCTAGGCGGGGGGGGCGGGGGTGTGCGTGCGTCCGCGCGTTTTTCTGTATTATCATAACCACCCCGTATAATTTTTTCGCCATACGCTTCCCCCGCAACTCGCACCTCCGTCATTCGCACCTCGCGAATACCTGAGTATCCGTATGTAGTTTATAGGCGATCCTACGGGGACTTGAAGAGATCCCACGCCTCGCGATACTTTTCGTGCTTTGCCTTGGAGAGTGGGTTATGGGCGTAGAGGGATATACGGATTGCCTGATTTATTTCCAGGCATGGTATTATGTACCAGGTGGGTATAGCTTCAATATAAGCGGCGAGCAGATCGACTTTCGTGCAATCGATGGTCATTTTCTTGCTAGTGCCTGTGGCGGTGGTGATCATATAGCGACCTAGTCCACCATTAGCTTTATCGAATACTTTATCCTTAGTGCCTTTTATTTGTATTTTAAAGATCTTGCCTGCTTTATTCATGACTAGGCAATCCTGCGGGAGGTAATCGCCCAGGGGGGTAAATACTTCGAGATTACGGGATAGGGCCTCGGTAAAAAAGATTTGTTCGTAAAGGTTACCCTTACGCTTCATCAGTTATTTCGATGACCTTATCCTCGGAGGCTTTCTTGGGGAGTGAATCTGTGGCCTTCTTGGCACCCTTTAGGATAGATCTTACTTTATCCGGGGTCATATCGGAGGAGCCTAGTTTGACATTGGCGGAAGCGGTGATGTTGGTGGGTCTTCCGTTGATGGTCATTAGTTTGTCAAAGAGTACGGATAGGGTATAGGCGAGGTTTTGGGGAGGTATCTGATCGAGCTTTTCGTGGATGAGGTTGAGATTGTCTCCGACTATGGCGGATAGCTTATTGGAAACTGCGTTTAGATATTCCTGTTCTGTCATTTCTAGGCGGTAGCGCAGGAAGTGGCGTGTATAGTCCTGGATTTCCTTTTGTTTCTTTGTGGGGTTGTTTGCCTTTGCCTGGAGCTTTCGTGTCTCATTGGTGGCATCTGCTTTCTTCATGGCAATCTTGGCGGCAGAATCGATGATATCGTTTTTTAGTTCTTTGCGTAGAGCTTTTACGGTGGCTTTGTTACCCATGATTTATTTTTTTTGCACAAAAGTATTGACAGGTCAATCCATAAACTACAGAAGGTGACACATGGATACGGAACGGGCGGGAAAGATATTGGAGGCGCATGGGATTAGTAAGAGTGCGTTTGGCAGGATGCTTGGGGTAAAGGCGAGTACTGCGAGGATGGCGTTCAGTCTGAAGAGGTTCAGCAAAAAGATGGTGGCTAAATTGGAGGAGTTGGAGGAGGAGTTGAATATTCAGCGTGATTTAGCGGAAGTGGATGAGATGATAGATGAGGCCCAGGAGAAGAGGGTAAGTATTATTGAGGGGATGGTGAGGCAGAGTACGGATAATCCTTTGGTGCAGGATGCGAAGGTATACGGGGTGCCTAAGAATAGATTTCTTAGATTGATAGAATTTGCGGATGGTAGTCATGGAAAGTTTAGGAGCAAACCGGGCAAGTATTTGAAGTTGGGAGAGAGCGTGAAGGTGAAGCATTTGGACAGGGATATGTGGGAAGTGGTTAGGTGAATTTCAGAGCAATCCTAATTTTTGGCCGCAAGGCGATAGGAAAACAAGGATACCTCCACGACACTCGGTGGGTTGGGATTGCTCTATTTTTATTATTAGTAGGCGGCTGTGCAAAAAACCCGCACCCCGAACATATACCTGGCATTAGTTGCCCGAAACCCGGACATGGAAAATGTCCCTTTGGATGTGATGGATGATATGGATTATTTATTTGGTACTCTTCTTAGTTCGGAGGAGGTCAACCGGGGATGGCGGTATTTTTGGTCGAATTGCGAGTTACGCTACCGCGAGGGGGAGCGAGATCCTGATTGTCCGGCAAATACCTGGAGGACGGATATTCCACGCAGGATGCCCAAGTCACGAACAGAATTGAATTTTAAAAATGAGCAAAAAAGAAGCACAAGAGCAGTATAAGGTGGAAGCCAAGAATCTCCTGGACCGTTG